ATGCCTACACCAGCTCAAATTGATGAGCAAATTAACCATGAACGTGATGCAATTGCTCAAGGATTAAAACGTCTTAGAGATCAAACTAAAACATTAGAAGGTAAAGAATATGCTTCAGCTTCTGTCTATGGAGTAACAACAATAGATGCCTTATTACCTTTAGTTGTTGATAGAATTAAGGAAACAAATCTAACAATTCATAAAGGTCATAATGGACAATCATTTAAGGAAATTAAACAATATCTAGCTGATATTGAACCATTAGCAGCTGCAGCTATAACCTGTAAAATTACTATTGATAAGGTATTTGGATATAAAGAAGGCAGCAATCAAATACAAAATGTATGTGATGCGATAGGTAAAGGTGTAGAGAATGAGTGTCAAATGAGGCACTATGAAAGACATGCTCCAGGTTTACTAGCAACTCTTAAAAAGAATTACTGGCATAAATCCATAGGTACAGGTCAGAAAGTTGTGGTGATTCAAACACTTATGAATCGCTATGAAGTACAAAAATGGGAAACATGGGGTCGAGGAAATAGGGTCAAGCTTGGTGGCTGGTTACTCAGCTGTGTAATAAACACAAGTCAGTGGTTTACTCAAGAAGTAAGACAAGTTGGTCGTAAGACAAATAGTTATGTAGTACCTACACCTGAGTTCTTAGCCATCAAAGATGAGGTCATGCACAATGCTGAACTCTTCAGTCCTCTCGCTTGGCCAATGCTTATTGAGCCAAATGACTGGACACCTGAAAAGCCCGGTGGCTACTTGCTTAACGAGATAATGAAGGGTCACGATATGGTTCGCAGATCTGAGGTGTCCCGTATACAGGGAGAAAGACCTTACGAGTTTTTAAACAAGATTCAAAAAGTTGCTTACACCCTGAACCCGTTCACTGTTGGAGTAGCTGAAAAGCTTGAAAAGGATGGTACAACTGTTGGTAAATTTCAACCAATCTTTAACCATGACTTACCTAATAAACCTATTGATATAGCTGAGAATAAAGAAGCTAGAAAACAATACTGTAGAGATGCAGCGAAGGTACAAAACCTTCAAGCTCAAGAGTTTAGGAAGTCTTGTCGTACAAGGATGACGATGGAGACAGTAGAACGCTTTAAGAATAAAGAGAAGTTCTATATTCCATGGTCTTTTGATTACCGAGGGAGGGTTTATCCCATCCCTGCATTTCTAACTCCACAGGATACAGACTTTGGAAAAAGTCTTATAAGATTTGCTGATGAATCCTTTATGGATGAGGAGGCAGAGAAATGGCTAAGGTTTCAGCTTGCTACTACATTCGGTCTTGATAAAGAGACTATCAATGAGAGACTTGTTTGGACTTATGAGAATGAATGGTTAGTAGAAGAAATTGCTACTGATCCAATAGGTCAACGTCATGAATGGGAGAATGTTGAGGAACCTTGGCAATTCTTAGCTGCATGTGATGAGTTCTATCACTGTGTAATCAAGAGAGATCGAATAAGTACTGGTTTACCAATAGCCATAGACGCTACATGTAGTGGTCTACAGATACTGGCAGGTCTCGCTAAAGATAAATCAACAGCTGAACTTGTTAATGTATTACCATCAGATAAGCCACAAGATGCTTATAAAGTAATAGCTGAAACATCTAAACCAAATATACCTTTAAAGCTACGTCCTGACTGGGATCGTAAATGTACAAAGCGTACAGTAATGACGATACCCTACAATGCAAAACCGTTCAGCAATAGATCGTACATTAGAGAAGCTTTAAAGGATAAGGATATAGAGATTGAGAAGGAAGAGTTAACTCAAACAGTTAACGCTGTTAGAGATGCAATGAATGTCATAGTCCCTGGACCAATGAGGGTTATGAAATGGATAGAATCAGAGGTTAGTAATGCTATTAAGCGTGGAGCTACCGAACTTAAATGGGTAACTCCATCAGGTTTTATTGTCTCTCAACAAATCTTTAAGAAAGAATTTGAACGCATAACTTTACGAGTCTTAGGAGAAGCAAGGCTAAAGATGAAAGTTGCTACTGGAGATAGTGCTGAGGTTGATAAGGCTAGACACAAAGCTGCTACAGCTCCCAACCTCATTCACTCTCTAGATGCCAGTCTCTTATGTCTATCAGCTCTAGACTTTAACCACCCTATAGCTCTCATACACGATAGTGTCTTATGTAGAGCTACAGATATGAGCGAGCTATCCAGAATTGTCAGAGAAAAATACATGCACCTGTTTGCAGAGCATGATTACCTAACAGATTTCGCTAACCAGATAGGTGCGGAAACTGAACCACCGATTATTGGCGACCTTAAACCTGAGTCAGTAATTGAATCCACTTACTTTTTTTGTTAATGAGAAACATCCACGTCACACCTGATCCCGTAGTACTAGAGGGTTATCAGGCTGTAATGAAGCCAAGTCAGTATGGCTATAGCTTGAGAGCTGTAGTAGGACAAGACTTAATTGATAAGTTAGAAGAAGAGAGAACTGATTGTCTTAAGTGGGCTGAGTCTAAGCTCAAGAACCCTAAGAGATCATCACTAAAACCAGAACCTTGGGAGGAAGTATCCGATGGAAAATACATCATTAAGTTCTCATGGTCAGAAGATAAAAGACCCCCAGTGGTCGATACAGAAGGTACTCCTATTACTGACGCTAATACTCCTGTCTACGCTGGAAGTACTGTAAAGCTAGGCTTTATACAGAAGCCTTACCTACTACGAGATGGTATCTCTTATGGTACGTCTCTGAAGCTCTCTGGAGTGCAGGTAGTGACCTGTCAGGGAGGTGCAGGTGTTGATACAGGAGACTTAGATCAAGCTAGTGTTGCTGAGTTATTCGGCAAGACATCTGGCTTCAAGGCTGGAGAACCTAACGTAGAGGCAGCTGGTACACCTAGCTCAGTAGAAGATGACTTCTAATGTTCAGGTCTGAACTAGAAGAGAAGGTCTCAGATTTACTGTGTGAATTAAAGATTGATTATGAATATGAGCCAACAAGGATTCCATATGAAATACAACATAATTATTCACCAGATTTCCTATTACCCAATGGAATTTATTTAGAATGTAAAGGATATTGGGATAGTGCAGACAGAAGAAAGGTCAAGAATGTAGTGGAGCAACATCCAGAGATAGATCTAAGGATGGTCTTTCAAGCTCCCTATAACAAGATCTCAAAGAAATCAAAGACAACGTACGCGCAATGGTGTGATCGTCACAAGATCCCGTGGTGTGCGTACCACAATATACCAATCGAATGGCTCACATAGAGAGCGAATTTGTACGACATACAGCATGTGAAAACTGTGGCAGTAGTGATGCAAAGTCTGAGTATTCAGATGGACATACCTACTGCTTTGTATGTCACACCCGCACTGCTGGGAATGCAGAAAATACACACACTCATCAAATGTCTAACAATGTACAACTCAAAGGATCTGCCGTACGGCTGCAACGAAGAGGTATTAGTGAACAGACGAACCAAAAATACAAGATCTTCCGAGACGGAGAACTTCTACGCTTCCATTATTTCACGAGCGACGGAATACTTCAGGGAGCAAAAGTAAAGACCAAACAGAAAGACTTCTACTATGAAGGGATTACTACCGATACTCTTTTTGGTCAGCATTTATTTCCTAGTAGCGGTAAACGGATTATCGTTTATGAAGGTGAATTAGACGCTGCCTCTGGCTATGAGGCAATGACAGGTTGGCCACACGTTAGCCTCCCTCATGGAGCTGCCTCAGCCAAGAAAGATATACAGAAACAGATACCATTATTCCAAGGCTATGAGGAAATTGTACTCTTCTTTGATGGAGATAATGCTGGAAGAAAAGCAGCGGAAGATGCTGCAAGCGTACTACCACCAGGGAAGGTCAAAATTGCAAGGCTCGACTCCTATAAAGATGCTTCGGAAGCTTTGCAAGCGAATGACTCAGAGGCAATAAGAAGAGCGATATGGGATGCAAAGCCATATCAACCTGACGGAATTGTAGATGCAAAGACACTACTAAATGAAGTCACCACCCCACAGAAAGAATCAGACCATGACTACCCATACGAAGGACTTAATAAGAAATTACGAGGGATCAGGTACGGATCACTTATTACATTTACTAGCGGCACTGGCCAAGGAAAATCAACCATCACCCGTGAAATTGCAACTCACTTGCTCAACAAAGGTGAGAGAGTTGGATTCTTGGACCTTGAGGCAAGTAATAGACAAACAGCATTAGGTCTTATGTCTACTGCTGTAGGCAAACCATTACACATAGGTGAACATAGTGAGCAAGAACTCAAAGAGTATTTTTCTAATACCATTGCTAATTGGAATCTCTACATGTTTGATGGCTTTGGTAGTTATGATCCAGACGTGGTTTACAATCGGATCGAATACCTTGCCAGTGGACTGGAGTGTCGTCTTATATTCCTAGACCATTTGTCCATATTATTAAGTGGACTTGATGGGGATGAGAGACGAATGATAGATCAGACGATGACTCGTCTAAGAAGTTTAGTTGAACGTACAGGTATAACTCTATTTCTAGTTAGTCACTTAAGAAGAGCAAGTAATGACAGAAAGTCTTCGGAAGAAGGAGGACGCGTATCCCTCTCTATGTTACGAGGGTCTCATAGTATTTCTCAAATCAGCGATGCAGTCATCGCTTTGGAACGAGACCAACAGAGCGAAGAAGGAAGAAGTGATACGACTCTTAGAGTCCTTAAAAATCGTTATTCAGGCGAAACAGGAATAGCTACAAAATTGACTTATGACTTATCCAACTGCAGATTTAGTGAGAATGAGACTACGGAACCATCCTTTCTACGTGGGACCAGCGAAACCACGGATTTTTGAAAACAGCGAGTATGAACATCCATGGTATGAACATGCTGAGGAACCACCAAAATTAAATAAACCAGAGCCACCCACCGAGGCGGCAAAGAAGAAAGCAAAGTTTAAAGACAAGACTTATAAGTGGATGAAGAAATGACACTCGTGTTTGACCTAGAAACAAATGGTCTACTGCACGATGTAACACGTATTCATTGCATAGCGATATACGACTCCACTACAGATGAGATAGAAACGTACAACGATGAAAAGAATAACAAATACTCCATTACTGAGGGACTTAATAAGTTACTTGTTGCTGACACGATTGTTGGTCATAACATTATTGGTTTTGACATCCCGTGTATTAGCAAACTATATAACTTTTTCACTCCCCGTTCTCGTGTTGTTGACACTCTTCTTCTATCACGTCTATACCACCCAAATATCTATGACATAGACCATAAGCACAAGTGGAGACACATGCCACTACAGCTCTATGGAAGACATAGCTTAGAGAGTTATGGCTACCGTCTAGGTGAATATAAAGGGGAGTTTGGTAAGACAAGTGATTGGTCAGAGTGGAGTCAAGAAATGGAAGATTACTGCGCTCAAGACGTAGAAGTTACAAAGAAATTATGCGACCACTTTCACCCCTACCTGACTGGTGCTCGCTAGAGCATTCAGTTGCACAAATACTCACCCAACAAGAAATACATGGATGGCATTTTGATGAACGCTCTGCATGGGAACTTGAGTCGTCTCTCCGACAAGAATTGGAAGACTTTACTCAACTACTTCGAAACAGGCACCCTTTCGTTGCAGGATCAGTATTTAATCCTAAACGAAATAATCGGACCCAAGGCTATGTCGCTGGTGCTGAGAGCATCCGACTCAAAGAACTTAACCCAACATCAAGAGACCATATCGCATGGGTACTGACAACACACTATGGCTGGAAGCCGTCATCAATAAGCTCGAACGGCAAGCCCGTAGTAGACGAGATCGTCTTAAAGGAAATTGGGACGGATATAGCTCTTCAATTTCTCCGATGCTTGGAACTGAAGAAAGCATTAGGAATGATATCCGAAGGCGTGAACGCATGGCTGAAGCTATGTACGACATCTAGCCGAATACACCATCATTGTTCAGTCGCTACAAATACTTTTAGAGCAAGCCACCGAAAACCAAATTTAGCACAGGTACCAAGTGATGAAGAATTTAGAAAACTATTTACCGCCACGCCGGGAATGGTTATGTGCGGGGCTGATCTTAGTGGCATTGAACTCAGGATGCTCGCGCACTACCTCGGTAGATATGATTCAGGACGTTATGCAGAAATCCTACTCAACGGAGACATTCACCAAGTCAATGCCGACAAAATTGGGATTACCAGACGTGCCGTTAAAACAGTAACGTATGCCTTTTTATATGGAGCAGGAGATGCAAAGATCGGACTCTCAGTCGATAAACAACTATCACCAAATAAGGCAAGAGCTACAGGAAAAGAAGTACGTGCCGCGTTCATCGAAGCCATTGATGGACTTTCAGAGCTACTACAGGCTGTTAAGAAGCGGTCTGCTTCAGGCTCGATCATGGCTATCGATGGAAGAAAAATCTATGTAGATAGCACTCACAAAGCTCTTAACTATTTACTCCAATGCTCAGCCGGAGTTATCGCTAAGCGTTGGCTATATATCACACATGAAAATTTACCACCAACTGCTCACCAGCTGGCATTCGTACATGATGAACTTCAATATGAATGTAAAGAAGAGGATCATATAGATCTACTTTTTTTACTGGAGTTAGCTGCTGCTGAAGCAGGTGAGTACTACAACCTCAGAATACCTATAGCAGCTGAAGCAAAAGCAGGAGCTACGTGGGCTGAGGTCCACTAACTATGAAATTATTAATTGATTGCGATTTCGTTGTATATAAATGTTGTGCAGCTGCAGAGACAGAGATTGATTTTGGAGATGACGTTATTGTTGTTACCTCTACATTCAAAGATGCTTACAGCTGTGTCAAACGTGAACTCAACAGAATTGCTAACAAGTTTGGTTCCTTTGATGAAATGATACTGTTCTTTAGTGACAGTAAAAACTTTCGTAAGGATATACAAAAGGATTACAAAGGACACAGAAATCGCAAGAAGCCTTGCGCCTATCGACGTGTCATCAACAAATTATCTGAAGAATATTCAGTAATAAGAATGCCTACCTTAGAGGCAGACGATGCAATGGGAATTTATGCCACAAAAAATACAGGCAATATCATTGTTAGTCCAGATAAGGATATGAAACAAATACCGGGGATGTTATGGAACTTTGAAGAGTCCACACTCATCAAACCAGAAGAAGGTGCTAAGTGGCATCTAATTCAAAGTTTGGCTGGAGATAATACCGACGGCTATGCAGGTGTGCCGGGAATTGGAGTTAAAAGAGCTGTTGCTCTGTTTGAAGAGAAGGGATATAGCTGGAAAACAGTTGTAGAAGCATTCAAAGAAAAGGGACTATCGGAAGATGTTGCCTTAACGAATGCACGTCTAGCAAGAATACTAACTACGGAGGATTATGACCACGAAAAAAGGGAACCCATACTATGGAATCCCTCAGCCGATTACAAAGTTAACAGTTGAGCAAGATTTAAAACTACGACTCATAAAGGATTCAATAGAGAATCCAGATACACCTAGAGAAGACGTTAACACCGTCTTCCTAGCACTCCAAAAGCAGAATTTTGTTCTAGCTAATAGTCTTACAAATCTACTAGAGAAATGGCCGAAACCACCAATAATGAAGGACCACAATATTACAGGCGTGGAAGAATCCAACCATGGGATTATGTTCGTGATCAAGAACTCAACTTCCACTTAGGAAATGTAATTAAATATGTCACCAGAGCTGGTCACAAGTTTGATGACATTGACGATCTAGAAAAAGCAATCCACTACTTACAGAATGAAGTCGAATTTAGAACAAGCCAAAGAGTTCAGGAACTCGTTCAATGTGAAGGACTCAAAGAGTCTCAGATCGAGGAATATGCAAAAGAATTTGATCGTTGAGGAATTCAAAGAATTTTTAGAGGCAGAGGGAATGCTGTTTAGGAACAGTGCAGCTCTGCATGAGGATGCTATTAAAGAACTCAGTGATCTCGTATATGTCTGCTATCAGTATGCAGCAAATATGGGGTGGGATTTAGACGAAGCTCTACGTCGAGTCCATAGAAGTAATATGTCAAAACTAGATGAGGATGGAAAGCCTACATATAGAGCTGACGGAAAAGTATTAAAGAGCGCAAATTATCAACCACCTACATTAAGCGATCTTGTCTAATGACAAATTTAATATCTAGAACTGGAAGAGTTCAGAGCTGGATAGATAATCCAGAATCACGTCTACCCGTATCATGCACTGTCTTCGTTGTAGAAGACTCTATGGAGGGACCAAATGGCATCGAAGCATCCTGGAGATTTGTATCACATGCTCTCAGAAATGGAGCAGGTGTCGCAGTCCACTTGTCGAAACTTAGACCCAAAGGAACTGAAAGCATTAAAGGAAATGACAGACTTGTTGCGTCAGGACCAGTCTCCTTTGGAAGAATCTACTCAACCCTAAATGAAATACTCAGACGGGGTGGCACCTACCGTAATGGTGCTTGCGTGTTGCATCTTGACTTGGATCACCCTGACATTATTGAATTCATCACGACCCCACGTTCCGAACTTCCATGGGTTAAACGATGCGTCAACATTAACGAAGTGAAGTGGGAAGGTGCTAGTCAGGATGTAAAAGACGCAGTGATATATGGCATCAAATCAGGTGACATATGGTTAAACAAAACTAAGTACGATAAAAATGGAAAAAGAATCAGAGGCAACGTATGCCTTGAAGTTTACCTGCCATCACGAGGAACTTGCCTCCTCCAGCACGTTAATCTCGGTGCCTGTACAATCGCCGACGTGTCAAAAGGTTTTGTTGAGGGTATGCGAAGTTTGTGCAACCTCCATAGCAAAACAGGCATTGGAAGTTCTGGAGAATATCTCCCCTCGGAGACCGACAGGCAGGTTGGACTTGGATGCCTTGGGTTAGCAAACCTACTAAGGCAAAACAACATCACCTACGAACAGTTTGGTGATGCACTACAAGCAGTAAATGATGGCATACCTGGACTAGGTACAGCTGGATTATTAGCAGCAGAATTTTATAAAGGCATTCAGGGTGCGGCTGAAGTTGCTAGAGAATTTAATATGGAGAGAGCATTTGCTATAGCTCCAACCGCAAGCTGTTCATATCGCAGTAAAGACAGAGAAGGCTTTACTTGCACACCTGAAATCGCACCTCCTATAGCTAGGAGTGTCGATAGAGATTCAGGTACATTTGGTGTACAGACATATGAATATGGTGATGTAGAGATCGCCTCAGAAGTTGGTTGGGATGCCTATAAGAAGGTAGCTGACCAGTTGATGTATATGTTTAATCACACAGGGCTTCTTCACGGATATAGCTTTAACTCTTGGAGTGATGTTATAACCTACGACGAACAGTTCGTTGAAGAGTGGCTAGATAGTCCCCAAACTTCACTTTATTATGCTTTGCAAGTACACGGTGATGTTCAGGATAAGTCCAGTGTTTATGCTGCCTTAGATGAAGATGACGTACAAGACTACTTGCAAGGGATTCTAAACAACGAACCCCAATGCGATTGTCAAGAATGAACCCATATGAAAAGTTACTCAATAGAAAGAGAACATGGACTCCTGTCCAAACTACAGGAGGAAAACTTAAAGAGGGAGCTGAAGAGACCATCTACCGTGCTTTGGCAGTACGGCACATGGAGCTTCCAGTCGGGAATTATATCCAAGAATCTCTTGAGAAAAATGTACCTGATTCTGCAAGGAAACTTCTAGAGTCAAACGTCAAGGATGAGATCAGACATGATCTCGCTCTTGGCTACATAACCAACGCTATAGGCGTTGATGAGAAGTCTGAGAAAGAAGCCTTCTTACTTAGGGATGCGTGGAATGCACATCCTGATCACATGATTACAAAAGCCTTAGTTATTGAACGTGCTATATTCTTTGTTCTACTGCCTATGTTTAGGTTTAATGGTGATGCTGGTCTCAGAACGGTATCAGCTGATATTTCCAGAGACGAACAGATACACGTGGCCACTAATAGCCTTGTATGTCACGATATGGGCTTATCTTGGAGTCAATCTCTGGATAAACTTAGGAAAGCCACCATTAACTGGATCATGGAGCCACTAGGTAAGAATACCTATGGCGATAAATATTTAAGCAAAAAATTTTGGCTGGATTCTAGCGATAATCTTATGTATAACGGCAAGGCTCCAGAGCTTTCGGAAACTAAGTCAGCAAGAATGCCAGCGTTCTTTGAACATAGTAATGTCAATCTCCCCCAATACTCTTGAGTCAATACTAGGACCAAACTTAGAGTCAATCCTCGCTGAACTTGAGGAAATATATCCACCAACCAACCCTAACCCTAATGAAAAGATGGAAACAATTATGTATAAAGCTGGTCAACGATCAGTAGTCGAGTGGATAAAAACTCGTATCAGTGAGGAAGTATAGATGACTAATTTATTTTCAGGTAACCCTACTGGTTCTCAACGCAGAGGAAGGGTACAAGATTGGCTTAACTGGAATATGCCACTCCTTACAGGTAGAGAAGCTGATTATGGTGGATCGCCTACAGGAACACCGGGTCAAGGTGGTAGTAACTACTGGATAGAGGCTTTAACTGGTAACACAGCTGCAAACCAAGCAGATCAAGCTTCTGCAGCAGCACACAGTGGAGGTTGGCAAGGTTGGTTAGCAGATAGTCTAAAAAATGCAAACGCAGCCGAGAGAGCAGCTGGTACATCAGATTGGAATCCGTTTGGTTGGACGAACACCGAAACAGGAACTCGTACTAACTTCGATCCAAATACTCCTTTCTTAAAATTAAGTGACCTAAGATCAACAAGTGGTTTCACCGACCCTAGTGGTAGTAACTATACAGCTGCTGGTGACTTCCAAAGTAGGAAATATGATCCAGCAGCTGCTTTAGCAGCAGCTACCGCAGCTAATTACATGCCTGCAGGATCAGGTAATTGGAATAACTACGCAAACGAGGCATCAGAAGCTGCTACCGCTGCCACTTCCTCTGCTGCTACTTCAGGAGCAGTTACTACCCATGCTGATGGTTCTATTCAAACCAATAATGGAACAACAGGTGGAAATAACAACATTACAACAGGTGCTCCTTCAGTAGATGATATAAAAAATTATCTAGGTAGTGCCTATCAGTTGTATCTAGATAGAGATCCTGTTTATAATGATGACTTTACCGACACCGCTGACTATTGGATAAAACAAGTACAAGATAGATTTGCTAACAATGAATTTGGTGGTGAAAATGATACATGGCAAGATTGGTTAAGCAAAAGTATTAGACTTGGTTCAGAGTATACGGATAAGTTTAATACTGGTACTGGTACTGGTGGGAATAATACTATAGATACTTCACAGTTTCTAACCCAACAAGGACTTAGTGATTGGTGGAATGCACTGGATAAATCAGCATTCACTGGAAACCAGTCTAGTGGAACCCAGACTGGTGGTATGGATGACTTCATGCAGTTCATGATGTTTATGAGCATGATGAGACCCCAAGGTATGGGAGGCGGTAGTCAATATGGATACGGTGGTATGAATCCGGGTGGTGTTCAATCTGCCTATAACCCAATGGATGACTTACAAGGAATGATGGATGCCTTTAACACATTTAAAGGTGGTACAACAGTTAACACAGGTACAACTACAGGTACAACTACAGGTACAACATAAATACAATGACAGCAAAAACTAGGTATGATTATTTATCAGGCGAACGTACCCAGTTTCTAGACGAGGCAGAACAAGCGTCAGAATTAACTCTTCCATATTTAATCTTAAAGGATCAATACACCAAGGGGATGAGGCATCTTCCTACACCTTGGCAGAGTGTTGGTGCAAAATGTTCAGTGACATTAGCTGCAAAATTAATGCAAGCTATGATCCCTGTACAAACCAGCTTCTTCAAGTTACAGGTAGATGAAAGTCAACTTGGTCAGGAATTTGGTCCACAGATTAAATCAGAACTAGATTTATCTTTTGCAAAGATTGAACGCACTATCTTGGAGGCTATTGCAGCTTCCAATGATCGTGTTGTTGTGCATGAAGCTCTTCTACATCTTGTAGTAGCAGGTAATGCACTTATCTTTATGGGTAAGGATGGTCTGAAGTTATTTCCGCTTAACCGCTACGTTGTAGAACGAGATGGTAACGGCAATGTGATTGAAATAATCACAAAGGAAACAATTGCTAAAAAATTAATAGAAGATCAACTACCAGAAGATGTACTTAATCAGTACGACACAGTAGTTGATGGATCTGATGATTCAGTTGAGGAGTGCGACATCTACACCCACGTCACACGAGACAACAACAGATACGTCTGGCATCAGGAAGTACATGGAAAAATACTAGAGAAATCCTACGGGAAAGCCCCTGTTGATGTAACACCTTGGTTAGCACTGAGATTTAATTCAGTGGATGGAGAGGATTATGGACGGGGAAGAGTCGGCCAGTTTATGGGTGACTTAAAATCATTAGAGTCACTATCTCAAGCCCTAGTGGAAGGTAGTGCAGCCGCTGCAAAGGTCGTCTTTACAGTATCTCCTAGCTCTACGACTAAACCTCAAACCCTAGCCAACGCTGGGAACGGTGCAATCGTGCAAGGGAGACCTGATGACATAGGAGTCGTACAGGTAGGAAAGACTGCTGACTTCAAAACAGCATTTGAAATGATGCAACAACTAGAACGTCGTATTAATGATGCGTTCTTAGTTATGCAAGTCAGACAAAGTGAACGTACAACAGCGGAAGAGGTACGCCTCACACAGATGGAGTTAGAGCAACAGTTAGGTGGGTTATTCTCACTACTTACTACTGAGTTCTTACTTCCATATTTAAGTAGAATACTTAATCAATTTCAAAAGTCTGGAAAGATACCACGTCTACCAAAGGATATTGTTAAACCTACTATAGTAGCTGGTGTGAATGCACTAGGTCGTGGTCAGGATAGAGAAAGCTTAGGTCAGTTCTTACAGGTCGTAGCTAATACAATGGGTCCAGAGGCTGTACAGAAGTTCATCAATCCAGAGGAAGTAATTAAACGATTAGCAGCTGCATCAGGTATTGATGTATTGAATCTAGTAACTTCAATGCAAGAGATACAAGCAAGAGAACAGCAGCAACAACAAATGGCTATGCAGCAACAACAGGCAGAGAATCAAACTGCAATGATGAAGACTCCAATGATGGACCCTTCTAAGAACCCTGCATTAGCACCACAAGATACACCACCTGAACAAGTATGAGCGAAGAACAAACACTATCAATGGAGCCAGTAACTAATACTGAGAACGCTGAATCCGTTGATGACTTATCTAATGAAGAAAAAGACTCTCTATTGATTGGAGAGGATATGCAACGCAATCAAGATAATTTACTTGCTGGTAAATATAAGGATGCTGCTGAATTAGAGACAGCCTACAAGGAACTCGAAAAGAAATTGGGCGAAAAATCTGAGCCAGTTTCAGAGAAACCTAAATCAAAAACTGAACCTGAAAAGGAAGATCCAAAAGATAAGGAGCAAAACATTCTTGATCAGTTATGGGATGAAGGTAGTAGCAACAAGTTAAGTAAGGAAACCTTTGAGAAGCTTAAAGGTATGGACCCTGTTGAGGTTGCTAAAATGGCAATGCAGCAAAGGCAAGATTCTCAGAATGCTCCTCAGTCAAGGGAGTTTACAGATAATGATGTACAGCAGATACATGGGTTAGTTGGAGGTCAAGAGAACTACAACAATATGATGTCTTGGGCTAATCAGAATGTACCTGAGCAAGAGATTAATATGTATGACGCAGTAATGGAGTTAGGTAATCCCCTAGCTGCTTACTTTGCTGTACAAGCATTAGCACTTAAGTATCAAGATCAGTCTGGTAGAGATGGACGGATGGTTACGGGTAAACCACCTAAGCAAACAACCGATCAATTTAAAAGTCAAGCTGAGATGGTTAAGGCTATGGAAGACCCACGCTATAACGACGACCCGGCATACCGAGAATCAATTCTTGAAAAACTAGAACGATCCAATATTAATTTTTAGATAGTCATGGCGACCTGACAGTTCATCATCGCCATTCACCTATCTTTCAATTCAATGACAGTTATAACCGAATACGGTAAACAAAACATTTTCGCTAAAGAACCACCACTTGAAATTATGAACGAAAACGAAGAGAACTTTCTTATGGAGCAAGCCGAGAGAACTAATGGCCAACTAGCCATGCTTGGTTTCGTCGCTGCCATAGGCGCATACGTAACAACTGGACAAATCATTCCAGGTATTTTTTAACCTTCTATAAATGACTACAGCCACACTAACAAAACCATTTGACAACTGGCAGCGTTTCTGTGACTGGGTTACTAGCACCAACAACCGTCTCTACTTGGGATGGTTTGGTGTGCTTATGATCCCTGCACTATTAACCGCTGCAACAGCATTTATCATAGCTTTCATAGCTGCACCACCAGTTGACATAGATGGTATTCGTGAGCCTGTCTCAGGATCTTTACTCTATGGAAACAACATCATCTCGGGAGCGATTGTCCCGTCCTCAAACGCAATCGGACTCCACTTCTATCCCATCTGGGAAGCGGCAACGCTCGACGAGTGGTTATACAACGGGGGAACATATCAGCTCATTGTTTTCCACTTCCTTATCGGTATCTCAGCTTACTTGGGACGACAATGGGAACTTAGTTATCGACTAGGAATGAGACCATGGATATGTGTAGCTTATTCCGCACCAGTTGCAGCATCCTTTGCTGTCTTCCTCGTGTATCCATTCGGACAAGGGAGCTTTAGCGATGGTATGCCTCTTGGTATTTCAGGGACTTTCAATTTTATGTTTGTCTTTCAGGCAGAACATAATATCCTCATGCATCCTTTCCACATGCTCGGCGTTGCAGGGGTATTCGGTGGAGCTTTATTCGCTGCTATGCATGGAAGTCTGGTTACTTCCTCACTTGTTAGGGAGACGACTGGACTCGTATCGCAGAACTATGGATATAAGTTTGGACAGGAGGATGAAACCTATAACATCGTAGCCGCACATGGCTACTTCGGAAGATTGATATTTCAATATGCTTCTTTCAATAATAGTCGTAGTCTTCATTTCTTCCTTGCTACTTGGCCAGTCGTTTGCATATGGCTTACCTCCATGGGAATTTCTACAATGGCATTTAACCTCAATGGATTCAATTTCAATCAGTCCGTAGTTGATGCTAGTGGTAAAACAATTCCTACATGGGCTGACGTATTAAACAGAGCTGACCTTGGTATGGAAGTGATGCATGAAAGAAACGCACACAATTTCCCACTCGACTTAGCGGCTAAAGAAGTCGCACCTATTGCCTAACGATACGTCCGTTCATCCTACGGGACGCATGAAACCTAAGCATGGAACGGGGCTTAGGTACTTGGGTATTACCAATGACAATCAAAGTCACATACAAGTATCGCGGCATCGCTTACACAAAATCAAAAACTATTTAATTTAATGAAAAAAATTGCACTTGCTCTCGCAGCCACCTCATTCGCGTCTGCACCTGCATTCGCTGGTACTTATATCAATGCTGAAGTGAATGATGGTTATACAGGTTCTAACTATCTTGGTAGAGCTGTAGACTTACACATCGGTTATGAAGGTTCAAAAGATAAGTTCAGCTATTATATTCAAGGTGGTCCATCTCTTACAGCTGTAGCTGATGTTGATGGAACCGAGACAGAATTATCTGGAAAGTTTGGAGGTAGTTATAACTTAACTGCTAAGACATCTATCTATGGAGAGATCTCTACATCTACTAATGGTGATGAAGATCGTAACTATGGAACAAAGTTAGGAGCCAAGTATAGTTTCTAATGTCACAACAAAGCGATCAAGCACGGGCTTCAGTTACTTCACTGACTCCCGAACCAGAAGTTAAAGAAGAAAAGAAAGATAAATTCGATGAGGACATCTCTATCGAAGAAGCTCTTTCTACCTTATGAAGAAGTTCAATGAATTATGGCTAGTAGTATTTTTTGCTCTAGCCTTCTTCATTCATGTGGAAGTACTTCATGTGAACTTCCATAGCAGAGAGGCACCTCAGTGTCGGACCTCTCTGTAATTTGGCTTTTAGCCCCGTACGCGGGATACCTATTAGCCGTCTAGACGGTGGGATAGACCACAAAACCTTTAATTTAATTTGTGCACAGAGACGATTTATACCTTCAAACATTTTTAAATATAGATAAATGGCACAACAGTCAACCGCACATCAGGCTAGTGTAACTAAGCCGGGTGCAGATAATGGAGGCTCAGATAGACGAGCCCTTTACCTGAAATTGTTCTCAGGTGAGATGTTCAAAGGCTTCCAGCACAATGCGATTGCTCGTGATTTGATTATGAAGAGAACCCTAAAGAATGGGAAATCTTTACAGTTCATCTACACAGGTCGCACCTCAGCGGAGTACCACACACCAGGAAATTCAATACTTGGTAACAGTGATGGCGCACCACCAGTAGCTGAGAAAACTGTAACCGTAGACGAGTTATTAATTAGTTCAGCATTCCTTTACGAATTGGACGAAGTTCTGGCTCATTATGATTTGAGGTCAGAGATCTCTCGTAAGATCGGTTACGCATTAGCTGAGAAGTATGACAGACTTGCATTCCGTGCTATCACACGTGGAGCAAGAGCAGCATCACCTATCACTAAGTCTAACTTTGTAGAGCCCGGTGGTACTCAGATTCGTGTAGGTTCATCTACTAATGATTCTGATGCTTACGGTGCAACAAACCTAGTTAACGCTTTCTATGATGCAGCTGCAGCCCTAGATGAAAAGGGAGTAAGCTCTGATGGAAGAGTAGGTGTATTGAACGCACGTCAATATTATGAACTCATCCAACAAGTAGGTGAGAATGGTCTAGTTAACAGAGACGCACAAGGTACATCCCGTCAGAAGGGTAATGGAATTGTGGAGATCGCTGGTATTAAGATCTACAAGTCAATGAACATTCCGTTCCTTGGCAAATATGGTACTGCTTATGGCGGTACAACTGGTGTAACTGATCCTGGTAGAACAGGTTCATTCGTCAGCGTGACTCCAGAGGATGCCTCTGGTGCACAAACAGGTATCAAGAACGACTACGGTACTAACACAGAACTAGGAGCTAAGTCTTGTGGACTTATCTTCCAGAAAGAAGCTGCTGGTGTTGTAGAAGCTATCGGTCCTCAAGTACAAGTTACGAAGGGAGATGTTAGTGTTATCTACCAGGGCGATGTGATATTAGGTCGTTTAGCGTGTGGCGCAGATTATGTCAATCCCGCTGCTGCTGTTGAATTGTATGTAGGTGCTTCAGCTCCTTCAGCATTCTAACTATTAGGGGAGTCTTTATGGCTCCCTTTTTTTTATTCAATAATATTTATACCTATGGCTTTCCCTACCACTAATGCTGCTCAAGAATTACCCGCTATAAATCAAATACTGATGGCTTGTGGTCAGGCACCAGTCACCACTTTAGATGAAACCAACCCAGACGTTGCGATTGCATATCAAACTCTACTAGAGGTATCTAGAGAGGTACAAAGTGAAGGCTGGACTTTCAACAAAGAGCCACATTATGAGATGACACCTGACTCAGATACAAATCATATTGTCATCCCAAACAACGTATTACAAATAGATCTCAGTGCCTCTGATGCTTCAGATAAGCAAGCGATTAGAAAAGGAGGCAAGTTATATGACAAGGAACATCACACATGGGAATGGACAGATGGAGCTGTAGATTGCGACATCGTATGGTTACTTGACTGGGTAGATCTACCACGTCCTATACAGGACTACATAACAGCTAGAGCATCCACCATTACTTCTAGTCGGATCATTGGAGATAACGGACAATATCAAATGCTCCAACAAAAAGAGGCATATATGAGAGCTATGGCACTTGAGTATGAATGTAATCAAGGTGATTACTCATTCTTTGGTAAGCCAGATGGAGCTGAACCTTATGTCAGTTATGAACCTTACAAAGCACTTATGAGATAATGGCTGCAGTAACACAAAGAATACCCAACTATTTAAGTGGAGTATCAAAACAAACAGATAGTAAAAAACTTCCAGGTCAGGTAAGAGAATGTATTAATGGTTTACCTGATGTGACATTAGGTATGACGAAGAGACCTGGATTTAAGTTTATATCTAAATTAAAGAATACAAGTGGTACTGACTTTAGTGGAACTCAGCTAGATAACGCTAAATGGTTCTACATTAATAGAGATACAAGTACCAGATATATAGGATGTATTACACCTAAAGTTGGTAGTACTAATGGAAGTCTATATGTATGGAATGCAGACACTGGAGCTGCATGTACGATTACTAACGGTTCAGCTCATGCCTATTTAACAGGAGCTAAGACTAACTACGACATAACAACAGTTCAGGATACAACCATCATTTGTAATGATGCAGTTACTGTAACTACACAAGCTGCAGCTACTGACTTTGTAGCTCAGAGTAGAGGTACAGTATTGATTAGTCTATTAGGAACTTTAGAGGCTTCTATTCAAAGTACAGACTTTGAGATCAAGCTAGGTGGTACAGCTATCCTTGCAGAGAAGAGTTCTGTACAAACATGTACCTATACATCAGGTGCAAGTGATGACTACGATGCTGTATTAACTGGTCTTAAAAATGCAATTGTAGCTAAGAATATAACAGGTTTAAATGTTGATATATACGGTACATCTCTACAAATAGATTATGTAGTTAGTGGTACTAGAACACCATTTACCCTCGAAGCTAAAGGAGGTCTTGATAACGAAAGGCTTACTGTCTTCCAAGACTGGGCTTCTAACGAATCTTGGCTACCTCCTAACTCATTCCATAACCACGTAGTAACCATAGTCAACTCACCTCTATATGATGAGGATAACTACTACGCTAAGTTTGTAGCTGATAACCCATCAACAGGTGGTTCAGGGTATTGGAAAGAAAGTTTAGGTAATAACCAATCTGCAGGTTTAACAGCCGCTACCATGCCTCATAGGTTAAGAAATACAGGTACTAATACTTTTGTATTTGAGGTTATCCCATGGGGAGACAGGCTTGTAGGAGATGATCTTACAAACATGCATCCTAGCTTTGTAGGTAAAACAATTAAAAAAGCATTCTGGCATGATAATAGACTTGGGTTTTTATCTGAAGATAATGTCATCCTTGGTAGAGCTAAAGAACCATTTGAGTTTTATGCAGTATCAGCCAGAACACATACAGCTGGTGATCCTATAGATGTTAACTGTGCATCAGTTAGACCTACTAAACTACATTCTGTCAAACCAGCTAGACAAGGTTTAATTCTATTTAGTAAGAATCAACAGTTTATTATCTATGCAGATGATGGACCACTAACACCTCAATCTACAAAGATTAGACCTATCTCCAATATGGAGATGAGCGATACAGTTGATCCAATAGATATTGGTACTCACTTTAACTTCATCAGTAAGACTCCTAACTTTGTAAGAGTCTTTGCTATGCAACCTAAAGGTTTAGGCGAAAGTCCAGACATACTAGATATAGGTCGTGTAGTTAATGAGTGGATAACAATAGATGTAGATACATTAGTTGCAAGTATTCAGAATGAGTTCATTGCTATGTCTGCACAGAATAGTAATGAGATCTATTTCTATAGAACTTATAAACAAGGTGAAGATTTATTGATGGAATCTTGGTTTAAGTGGACTCTCCCTGGAACTGTTCAGAATATGGCTCTAGATCAAGATGATATGTACTGTGTTACAAAGCAAGGTAATCAATACACAATATCTAAAGCGAACCTAACTCAGAGTCCAGATGTAGCGATTATAACTAACGCACAAGGTCAGAAGATTAACCCTTGTATGGACTTATATGCACCAGCTAGTTCTGTTGCTTATGACTCAACTAATCTTTTTTCCAAATGTTATCTACCTTATGCCAATTTAACTGATCAAAAGAATGTAGTTATTGTTGCTGGTACAACAGCAGCTGGTACTTATAACAACTCTGGTTTTACTATCACTCCAGAGGTAGGTACAGATGGTACTGGTACTTACTTTAAAGTCCCCGGACAAGACCTTACAAGCAATGCAAGTAACGTCTATGTAGGTTATGCCTATAACTTTGATATGACCCTGCCACAGGTCCATTACCAGCTCGATCAGGAAGGTAGAACACGTGACTTCACAGCTAGTTTAACAATATCTAGATTAAAGTTTGATGTAGGTTTATCAGGTGTCTTAGGTTTTAAACTTAATGCTGTTGGTAGATTTGCAGGTAAAAAGGAACATATAGGTGATAACAGTACTACTGATTTTAAATGGACAGTAAATGATCTTGATTATGTTGATAGAAATCAAGTCAAAGTCAAGGTGAACAATGTAACTAATACAGCATTTACTTTCTTAAGTGATACAGAGATAAGGTTTAGTTCAGCACCAGCTACAGGAGCTGCAATTATTATCTATCTAGATGAGTGGTATGAATTACAACCAGTCACTGCAGCTAACACTTACTTAGCTGATGATGTACCACTAAATGAATCAACAGTATTTACATTACCTATACACCAAAGAAGTAAGAACTTCACCTTACGAGTCTTTAATGACTCACCATTCCCAGTGTCCTTGAACTCGATGATGTGGGAAGGAAACTACTCACCGAGATTTTATAGGAGGACTTAAGATATGGAACCAGCAACCACCGCCGCATTAGTATCAGGTGGTATAAGTTTATTAGGCGGCTTATTTGGTAGATCATCAGCTAAGAAACAAAAGAACGCAGAGGAAGCATTCTTACAAAAGAAGTACGACGAGTACGATCTTCCTCTCTGGTATATGCAAAAGGATAAACTTATAGCTCAGAGAGATGAGATTATAAGAGGTATCCAATTACAACAAAAAAACGAAAAGGCACTAGCTGACTTTAAAGATAAAAATAATTTAAGAAATTATCAACATGCGTTAAAGATAAGAGAAGCTAAATATCAGAATGATTTAACCTTAAAACGTAGGTCTGACTTCTTTATTAATAAAGCTATTGATTCAGCAGTACAACAAGAACAACAAGAGGCATTCCAAACACGTCAACAATACGCTTTTGAAAATGAAGAGAATATTGTTGCAAGCATACAAGCAAAAGGAGAGCTGGCTGCTACATCACAGTCTGGTAGAAGTGCTGTAAAAGCTGCTCAATCTCAGCTATATGATGAAGGTAGGCAGATGGCAATTATGGTTGAGAATATTGTTACTGCTAGAAAAGACAGTCGTGCTCGTTTAAACGACTTCTTAATCTCACAAGAGGCAAGTCGGATGCTACAACCCTCACGAGGAATAGCACCACTTAAACCACTAGCTACACCATTAGCTGAATATGAACTACCTAGAGAACTAGAGGACTTTGACTTTGGACCACAACCAATTCAAGGGGTTTCTACAACACAAGTTCCTGGCTTTGGAAGTGTCTTAGTTAATGCAGCTGGAGCTGGATTTAGTGCTTACTCAACAGCCAAGTTTGGAAACAACTCGTTTCAACCAACAACACCAATCGATACTAGTTTAGCTGGAGGTGCACAAGGTACTTGGACTCAAACAGCTGCTGGTAATACATTTACCAGTCAAAGTGGTAGTAGTACATTTTTTCCAGCAAGCGGTGGAGATTGGTAATTACTAATTAACTAACAATGGGAAAGGTAAAATTCACTCCCCCAAGGGGGAAGGGTTATAGCAATATCCCTGATGCTCGTTTAATGGTAGCTCAACTTAAAGAGAGCTTCGATAAAAAAGAGGCAGAGGATAAAGAACAGTTAAGAGAAAGGAAAGCGCAAGACCGTCAAGCTGCGGCTGACATCGAAGCTGAAAAGGCTAAAGAAGAGCGTAATCTCAAAGATATAAATATGGATGATAGTATCTTTTCTACTCAGGAAAGAGCTATCAACAATAATTTAAAAACTGAGATTGCCAATGATAAAGCTAATAGAGCTGCTATAGCTAATGAGAATGATACTCTAGAAGCCATA